AGACATGGGTTTCTTTAGTCTCTTCAGTGATTGTCTGGGAACATGTAGGGCAGGTATCATTGGATTCGAAGAACTGTACGTCCTTAACAAGCTTCCGAATATCGGCGTTGAACTTCGCTTTGAACTTTTCAAGTTCTGTGATTTTTTTCGTTGCTTGTTCAGAATCACTAGATGCTTGCGGAAGCTTAGATTCGATACTAGTTGTGAGTTCTGTGTTCGTTGCTTGGATAGTCTTGATCTCATCTTGTATATCTGATATGAGTTTGAACTTCTCTTCACGCTGTTCTTCGTTGATTGCTTTGACGTCACGGATGTATTTCTTTTGCGCATCCGTCTTTGTTTTGTTGACTTCAATCTCATGCGTAACATCCTTGATCTGATCTTTCAACTCTGATGTTTTTTCCTTTAAGATACTATTCATCTTAGAGAAAACATTAATGTCCAGTAAATCCTCGATAACATCCCTTCGATTTTGCGCTGAGAGTTGCATGAAAGGAATGAAGGAAGAAGAACCCAACACAACAATCTGGTGAAAGCTTTTGTGATTAAGCTTCAAGATGTTTTGTTCGAGGATTTTCTGGTACTCTTTAGAGTGTGACGACTGGTTCATCATCACACCCTCTTTCCAAATCTCAAAGATGTTTGGTTTGATACCACGTACAACTTTGAAATCTTGCCCTAGTACATTGAACTCAACTTCAACTTTACAGTCTTTATTGTTGATGGAGTTCACCAACTGGGGCTTGGAAATATTTCTGTGTGCCTTTCCAAACAAGGCGAAGGATAACGCATCCAAGATAGTAGACTTACCTGCACCATTATGACCAACAACAAGTGTGGATTTATGGGAAGTGAAGTCTATCTCAGACCAGTTATTGCCTGTGCTTAGAAAGTTTTTCCACTTAAGGGATTTAAACGTAATCAAGTCTTTACACCTATTAGATCAACTTCTGCATCCGTTTCGATCCATAGCTTTGCTCCACATGGACGTGGTTTCTCAGGTCTGTATACCATACGTGATGGTCCTTTGATATCCACTTCCATACAGTATACGACCTTGCCCTTTTCCTCTACACGACATACAGGTTCGGAACGACCATGCTTATTATTTTGTTGAATAATATTTCGATTGATATGAATAATCTTTGTCATTAGACAATCTCTAGTGTTTGTGCCTCTATCATCAGCTCAGACATTTGTTTCTTGATTCGGTCTTTATCCAAATCTGTGTCTACAGCATCAATGTAAGTATACAACAAATCGGAAGTATCTTCAACAGAAATATTACCGTCATCCACATTTTTTCCAATGAACTCTTCGAAGTTCTCAGCTATCTTTAACTCAAGGATGTTACGGTTCTGAATACGATCTACGAAACGATCAAAGGTAAACAAGTCTGCTTTGTTAAGAACAACAATCTTTACGAACTTACCTTCTACTTGACTAAAATCATATTCCATGTAGTCATGTTTTGAATCATCATAGCGGATGCGATGGAAAAGAGTATGAGGGTTATACACAGCAGTAAGTTCTCGTGTTTCTGTATCCAAGATATGAAAAAACTTAGGATCGTGCGCATCGTTCCAGAAAAACTCCATTTGTGATCCAAGGTATTCGATATTATACCTTTCAGATTTGGTGTGGAAGTGTCCTGACAAGACCTTCTCGAACCGACTAAACACATCCTTGTCTAAGCCATGTTCACACTTGATGCCTCGCATCATATCGTAGCCTGTTATCTCGAAGTGTCCACCAATCCAATCACACTTGGCGTTAGCTAAGAACTCCATGGACTGCTTTTCATTTTCATCATCAATCCAAGGCACCATACCCATCTTCAAAGAACCATACTCCATAACAGTTGGTTCATGAATGATATTGATCTCGTTCATGTAGTAACCCAACAACTCTTTGAGCGAGTTTAGTTCTCCTGTATTCTTGTAGAAGGTATCGTGGTTTCCTCGTATGATATCCATTGTAATACCAAGCTTTCTAAGTGGCTTGAGGAAGTGTTTACGATTTTCGTTAAGTGCTCTAAAGTTGATGTATTTTCTATTATCGTAATAATCGCCCAGATGAACAATATGGTTAATGTTATTTTCCACAAGATACGGAAAAAAGGTATTAGTATAGAACTTATCAGCATTGGCAATAAATATATCGCTGCTATTACGTATGCCACAGTGAGTATCATTTAGTATCGCTATCTTCATAAAAAATCACTTAAATCGGAATCAACAGTTATAATAGACTTCTTGAGTCGTTTTTGCCGTTTCTTTTCTTCTTCAGCAAAGGCTTTAAACTCATCGTCTTTCTCTTTAACTTTATCGATACGATCTTTAAGTTGGTCAACGAATGCTTGCACAACAGCGTTAGACATATCCTCACCATCAGAGATGATGTATTCTTCGATACCTGAGGATGCAAGATATCTAATCTTTACGTCTTGTTGTTTCTTTTCTTTCGCAATCCGTCTGAGAAATGCATACCAACTAATCTGTGTAAAGTATGCAAACGCATTTGGATTGCCTGAGCGAGTGGCTGCTTCAATGTTATAGTTCTCTATAGCCTTAAGGCAGTTCTCTACAGCGTCCATAACCATCTCTTCACGATATGTGTATCGAATAAAGTTGGATTTATGGGATAATCCTTCAGCAATCTTAAGAAAGCATTCTGCGATGTAATCTGGTACAATAGGTAAGATTTTTTTATTATCTTTCGCTTCACGTACAGCCGTACAATAATCAACAACCGCTTGTGAAAACTCCTTGTTGTTTACATAATGAATACTTTTTCTTTTGGTCTTTGCCATAATATAAATCCCTTAATGTTACGATTGTATCACAAATATTTTTTACTGTCAACTATAAAAAAAGACTTGACGAATCGTTATATTAGTATATAATTAAATAGAGGTTTTTGAGGTGGGTAAGTATACTAGTGTAATCTTGGCTTACTAGGAAAGCGAATCAGATTATCACCTGAATCATCAAACTCACCTGAGAGTTCTTTCATTCTTTTAACCATGCTTTCTAACTTTTCTTCTACTTCTTTTTCTGTCATCTCAGAAGCTTTTACGGCTTCTCTATAATGTTGAACAAGACTTAAATCAGGATTACCTTCAGAACAAACATGGTTTGTGTTTATTGTGATGAACATTTCTGGACCCTCTTGTAGTGCCATATAGGGTCTGAAAGAATGATATCGAATACCTTCATTATCAAATGCAGTATGGATTTTGAAACATCGTCTGACAACCATATCAGGATTATCATTTGCAGCCCATTCTACGACTTCACAAATGACTTCTTCGCCACTTATGAGTTTAAATTGTTTTACATCATACATCAATATCCACCTTTATTATTTTATATTTAAACTCTTCTTTTTCGTAAATCTTTACTCTCTCTGCCGAGTGTAGTAGTGTATAGTTTCGTCGTGTTTTCCAGTGCAAATCATCTGCAATATCATAGAGGGTTGTTGTGCTTCCATCATCGGACTTTCGAAGACCACGCCCAATACTCTGCAAAACTTTGATTTGGGATTTGCTTGGTGAAGCGAATATGATATTATGCAGATTCCGAATGTTAATACCAGTGCTGAAAGTTCCCAAGGAGGCGACGATGATCGCATCTTTTTGTTTCTCCACTATTCTTCGTATGGCTTCTCGATCAGAAGTATCAACTTCACCTGATACAAAAAATACTTTGCGACCTTCTTTAACCTTATTTAGTAGGGCTTCGTGGAGAGGTTTTCCATGAGCGTCCACACGATTGTATAGGATGAGAGTATTTCCTTTAGCATCCAAAGCGAGATTACAAATGAGCCGATTACGAGTAGAGTTTTCAATGATGAAGTCAATCTCTTCCTGATATGTTTTCTTTCCAAAGTTTTCTCTCACTTCTTTTGAGTAGTTCAATAACAGAACCTTGATATCCAAAGGAGCCAGTGTTCCATCGTCTTGAAGTTTCTTTGTCTTTATGACATGATAGACAGGTCCAAATAAACCCTCTAGAACTAGCTTATGGGTTTGCGTACCATCTAGAGTTCCTGTCAAACCAAATCTATATTTGGCTTCAGTTGCTTTGTTCATAATAGACGACAAAGACTTTGATTTAAAACCATGGCATTCGTCACCGATTATCATACCAAACTGTTCAAACCATTTCTTAGGATATTTATAGATACTCTGCCAAGTTGATATGACAATGGCTTTATCTGTGTTCTTACTCTTGCCTGAGTAAATCTTGTGCATCCCATCAGGGTTCTGACCATAATCTTCAAAGTCTTGGTGCATCTGTTCTACCAAAGATGTAGTAGGTACAATGATTAGAACTCTACCGCCCTTAGGATATTTGAAGCCATCTGATAAATAGTATAGCCAATACTTTGCAAGCAAGTATGCAATGTAAGACTTACCAGACCCTGTAGGAGATAAAAGAATTGCTCGATTTCGTTTTAGGGCTGTTTCAATCGCATCGTATTGATATGATCGAGGCTGAAATGGAAGCGTTGCGTCAGCTAGTAAATCAGACATATATTGAAGAGGTTGTTGAGGAGGAACAGGAAACCCATATTGATCCGACTCTTCAGTGTCAACAGTATATCCTCGCTCAGATGCAAACTTTAACAAATAAACATATAGCCCAGCGTTTAGCTCTCCAGTCATGCGATTGAAGAGTTTGATCTTACCGTCCCATATTTTATTCTTATAGGCTGGCATAAACTTATAGCCAGGAACGTAAAAGCTAAAATAGTCTGATAGTTCATATGCAAGACCGTTCTCACAATCCACATACATCATACTATAGTCTTTTAGCTTTACAATGATATCAGCCGCCACTCTCAAATACTTTCCATTTAATAATATTACCAATAGTCTGATGTCGCCACTTCAGCGCATCCACGATATCTGTAAGTGTATTTATAAGCGTTTTTAGGTACTCGATTTTTAGCTCTGACTCTTGTATTTCGATATCAGAGTCATAGTAGTAGTCCATGTCACCTTTTAACACTTTAAGTCCCTCAAGGGGATCGTACTGCCAGCCACGTGCCTCTATTTCCTCTTGATCCATTTTGCCGTTATAATATAACCACTTGGCTTTTAGCAGAGTTTTTTGGTCCATCTCTGCTTTTTTCAAACGCAACTTAGCATTCGACAAAGCAGCAAGATACTTTGCGTGTAGTGTAGGTGTGATACGTGATGTTTCTGCTAGATCGTTTCTAGGAATCTGACAATCAGTTTCCCATGCCTCAAGCACTTCTTCTAATGTTTTCATAATATACTCCGATAGAGTTATCTCAGTTCAAAATAGGAAAATCTAAATGTTGCAGGAAACGTGATAAAGGATAAGTCACCTGATGTTGACTCAAGTTGCATGTCGCCAAGGCTTACAGGCATACTATCTATATATCTAATCTGTCTGACCTTATTATTATGGCTGCTTAGAATAGATAATGTGATGTCAGCATACGTAGGTGGCTTCGAAGATGTTCTATTGATCGCTGTTGTATCTTCTTGCTCAATAGTTCTTTGTAACCAGTTGTACATTTCTGTATATGCGTTTAGATTTTCATCCACTATAATCATAGCGGTTAATTCACTAAATGTCAACTTATCTCCAGTGAACGGTACAGATGTGATACGCTTGTAGGGCATCTCAACAGGGTTCGATGACATAGATGGATGCACTACTGTCTGACAGAAAAACTCTAGGTTCTGAAAATGCTTATGGTCAATAGTAAGTTTGAAAGCGTTTGGCTGTAGATAGTTAAGGTTATTCAACCCTGATGAGGATGAGTTTACATCTACTTCTACACTTGGATTTAATACAGGCATTTGAGTTTCCACTAAGTTTTAACTACTTCTATTTATATGTGTAAAAATAAAACTTTTTATTGACATTTGTTTTCGAATCAGATATATTGATTATATCAAATGAAGGAGAACATCATGACTTGGGAATTGAGAACAACTTTGACCACCTTGTGTCCTGTTACTAGGGAATTGGCACAAAGCGCTGTTTTGGTTGAGACTCAAGCAGAAGCAGAGGCTTGGTGGACATGCAGAACGACCCAAAGACATACTACTCGGGTTGTTCACACAATGTTGAACCCAGCTGGTGAAGTTGTTAGAGTATTGATGCAATAATCTATTGACATTTGTTTTCGAATCAACTATATTCATAGTGTAACAAATAAGGAGATTACAATGTCTTTAACAGTTGATCAATATCGTGGTCCTATCGAGTATTGGCATGCCCAACAAGAAGAACTAGGTTACGAGACTGTGTGGAGTATTTGGGAGTGTCCCACCGTAGACCAAGAAATCTTCAATAACAAAAGTCATCGTGTCTACTATCGTTTCATTCGTGGTGATGCTACTTGCATGGAAATCCTAAACGATCTTGCTTGGGTAGAAGTGAGTGCCTTTACAGCTGGTGGTACTGTTCGTGATTTCTGGGCTGCCGCAGAATCTTGTTTCCAACAAGCCAAGAAACAAGGTGATTGGCACAAGTTCATTGAAGACATTGAACTAACAGAAAATGGCTTTGAACTAACAATGGGGTCATAAAAAAAGGGAGCCAAGCGGCTCCCTTAAGTTTTTCCGATACTCTTGATCTTATGTCAAGATGTTGTCTACACGGAAGATTCTGTAGTACTGGTTTGTACGGTTTGATGCAAGACCATCTGCAGGTGAAGAACCTACGAATGGGTTTGACGCCATGCCATAACGAGTTTTGAACCCGATACGTGGCTGGAAGTCGTTCTCGCCAACTGCACGAACCATTGTTAGTGGTACGTATGGGCAGTAGAATACACCTGCGTCATAAGGGTTAGTACCTTTATAACCTACGTTGATGTAATCGGTGTCTGCATATGGATCGATGTATACACGGATACGACCATTTAGAACACCTGCGAATGTGTTACCTGTGTCATCAACGTTCAAGTTTGTTGACAATGCAGGAGCATAGTCTAGCATACCTGATGCTGCTAGTGCAGATGCAACGTCTGATGAACAGATGATGAAGTTACCTTTACCACGGCGTGTTTCTTTTGCGATTGTGTTCGCTTCACGATCTAGTTGTACACCAAGACCTTTGAACTTCTCAGCACTCCAACGACCATCTGCGTCTGATGACAAGTCAAAGATACCTTTTGTAGTAACGTTTGCTTGACGTGCGCCGATTTTCGCTTGAGCGTTGATTGTACGAATAACTTCACGGTTGATTTCTGCCAAGATTTCTGTTGACAAGATGTTTGCCAACTCTGTCTCTGCGTCTAGACCGTGGATAGCTTTCAAGTCTTGTGCTAGTTCTAGTGTGTATTCCGCTTTCAATGCACGTGACTTCGCAGTCACAGTTGCTTTCTCGATTGAGAAGCCCATTTCAGCGAATGACTCACCAGTGTTACCAAGTGCTTCAGCTTCCGCAGTTGTGTATGCATCACCTGTGTATGGTACATATGTTGAACCTGAGTCAACCAATGTGCTGTCTGCGTCTGTGTCAGATACACCAGATAGACCTGATGGTGAACCGTTTGCAGTTGTTGCAGAGTCACCTGAGAAGCCTACTGCCGCTTCATTGAATAGTGCTTCGTTATCAACAGATACACCAGCTTTTGTTGTTTTGTACTTTGACTTCATTGCAAAGATCAAGCCTGTTGGGCCAGTCATCGGCTGAACGCCACAGATGTCATATGCCATCATGTTTGGCATAGCACGGCGTACTAGTGAAATCAAGATTGGGTTCCAGTTATCTGCTGCACCACCAGATGCTACAGTACCTGCCGCAGCTGCGTTAGCTGCTGTTTCCATTAGACCTTGCTCATGCAATGCCTTTTCAGTGTTCTCCAAAACGACTGCTGTTACTGCACGCTTGTGTGCATCTTTAACAGAACCAGCAGATTCTTCGTTTAGTACTGGAGACCATTTCTCTACGAGACGATCATAAGTTTCCATAATGGATTCTCCTACTTACTTTATTGTTTTTCTAAGGGCTTGTAAATACGACTCCATCGCAACAGAAGTCTCTACAGCTTCGTCAGCTGTATCATCTTCAGTTTCTTCTGCGATAGGAGATGTTGCAGTTTTCTGAGAGAAATATGATTCTTTTAAAGTAGTTACTTTTTGAGCAAATGCTTCTTCAGATTCAAAATCAATAGATTCTGCTAGTTTGGTAAGCTTTTCAACCTGAGTTTCTGCTAGATCACGAGACGCTTCACGAATAATCGCTTCACGCTTGTATAGTTCTAGTTCTTCTTGGATTGCCATAGCTTTAGCTACTACTTCGTTGTACTCTTCTTCGAGTTCTTCGTTTGCAGTTGCTAGTTCGTCTACTAGGTCAACTTTGGACTCTGGAACTTCAACATAAGATTCTACGAATAGGTCTTTCAACTTATCCATGAAACCTTCTGCGATTTCAGAACGTAGTCCTGATTGGATCGCAAGTGTGTTGTCTTCCATCCATTGTTCAACCACATAGTTGAGGTAGCTATCTACTTTCTCTACCAAGTCTTCTTTTAGGGAAGATACTTCTTCATCTAGTTGTTGAGCGTACTCTTCTTCTAGACGATTTACCTCAGTAGCGATTTTAGATTTTACCGCTGCTTCAAAGATAACCGCTGTTTTGGCTTTGAACTCTTCTGAAAGAGTAGCCTCAGATTCGACCAGCGCATTCAAGTCGTCACTAAAGTCTCCATCAAATTTAACGTCTTCGGCTTTCATACCTTTCGCTGAATGCTTCTCTGGATCGCCAGGGGTTGCTTTTTGCATAGGTTCGCTGTTGCTCTTATCGCCTTTACGTTTAGCAGCTGCTTTAGTAGCATCCCCTGCTTTATCTGTAGCAGCGATTGATTGGGCTTCAGCATTCTTAGGATCATGAGCCTCTTCGATTTCCTCGTCGAGTTCCACATCCTGTTCTTCGATTTGATCAGTCATGTTTGACTCCTTAATTTATTTGTTTTTCAGTAACGAGAGGAAATTCTTGAACTCACGAACCTGCGTTTCATATTGATACGCACGTGGAGCACGTTTGATTTCAGTCTCTATTTGTTCAATTTCTTGAGCTTCAATGATGCCATTATTCCAGACCCACTCTACACCTTCCATAATACCATTAACGAAAGCTTGCGGGGCAGATGGGTCTTGTACGATATCAACCGTATTAAGCATAAAGTCATCTTTGACGTACATCGTACCGTTACGTTGCTCAAGGCTACCCATACCACGAGTTGAGACACCTAGTTGAACACCACCTTCAAGTAAACCTTTTACGATATTACCCATTGGAGTATCCAAAATTCGTGCCTTACCCATCACATTGTTACCTTCCATTTTCAGGTCAGTAATGAGATGGGATACTTTATCCAAGTTAACAGTTGGTCCATCAGGGTGATTTAACTCACCTACCGCTCTGTTCTTGGAAACTTGATCTGTGACATATTTACCTACAGCCTTTTCCATAATAGCTTTTGGGTAAACACGTCCATTTCGGTTCTTAGATTCAGCCATAGCGAAGATACCCTCAATCAAGTGAGTCTTCGTACCATCTTCTTTCTTTTCCACGATGCATTGAACATCGGTTTCTTTGTACTCAGTAATAAGCTTCATCTACATACCTTTATATTGTTTGATGAACTCAACACCCATTTTCTCAGCTTCTTTCTGAGACTTATAGGTATCGAGTTTTTCTCCATCAATGTAAAGAACATAACCTTTGTTAGTCTTATGTATCATGACTTGATACTTCCCGATCTTTTTGTCATAGACATGATCACCGGGAGGCATTTTCTTTTTTTCTCTAATACTTTTAAAACTTTTGGTCATATTCTTATTTTTACATTTATTTATACTAAAAAGATTTTTGGTATACTATTGTTCGTCATCTTCTTCGAAGTCCATTTCATATTGGTCTTCGTCGTCATCATCAAGTTCATCAATGGCTGATTCGATATCCTCTAAATCAGGATCATCGTCATCTAACTCTGCCTCTGCACCGTTAAACATTTGATCAGCCACATTAATCTTTTCTTGATCCAATGCGTCATTCATTCTTGTTCCCAAGATATCTTTGAACATTGGGGCTGCCGTTGCAAAGTCTTGGTCTACGATAGCATCTACCAAATCAGCTACTTCTGTCATTGTTGTTCATCCTCTTCTGTATTAATCTCACCGTCTTTGATTTCTTGTGCGATTTGATCTTTCATTTGTTTAATATCATCGTCATCAAGTTGTAGAACATTTTTCATAACCCACTCTTTAGAGAAGAACTCACCAACATACTGCTGTACTTGATCCATTGTCTGTAGACGGTTTGCAAGTAACTCAGCGTTCTTAAGTTCTGTAAAGTGGTTGTCCCTTATGTAGTCAACCTGAATATCATTCTTCCATTGATCCCAATCTTCCTCAGTGATCAATCCTTTCATGATCAGCTGTTTCTTTAGAATCTCTGTAAATAGTGTCGAGAACCTTTGGCGAAGTCTGTCAATAAACTTTTGGAACTTGACTTCATCTCTAGAAATCTCTGTCGATCTTCCCAAAGAGAACTGGGCTTCTTGTTCTAGTCTATTGATAGGAACATTAAGAGAACGGTATAGTCTCTTTTGGAAATAGATAATATCGTCAATCTGACCTAGATTTTCACCACCAGGTAATGTAGAAATCTCTGTACCCCTACCACCTTCTCTGCGTGGCAACCAAAAATCTTCAAGCATTGACATGTGCTTGCGGTCATCTCTGATTTTACCTGTGTCTGCATCATATACGAGTTTATTACGGTAACGTGCCATAATATCTTTCATATATGTTTCTGCTTTACCACGTGGTAAGTTACCAACATCGATATAGAAGATGCGTCTTTCAGGTGCTCTTGCAAGTCTATAGATGACAAGAGAGTCTTCCATCATACGCAACTGGTTGATTGGTTTCAATGCTTTGTGTAGATATGATACCACACGTTTACGATCTGCATCCAATAGACCAGATGTTACATAAGATACTGCGTCATTAGAAAGCTTAACGCCTTGTGTCATCCCACCAGGTTTTTCTTGGTAGATATAGAACTCGTTTACATTCTCTACCAAACTTGCACCAGTGGCAGGGTCTTTTTTCTTCTTGACTTCTTTTACTTTTCTAATCTTTGCAGCGTCAATGTTTCGAATCTCTTGAATACCTGCTTTTAGATTATTTTCGTCTACCACCAAGTGATGATACAGTCTACCATCGATGTACCAACGTCTGAAAATATCATGACCAAATTCGTTAAAGTTAAGCATAGAAACAACGTTATCAAACTCTGTTGTGATTTGTTTCTTTAGAGACTCGCTTACACCTTCAACTTTGTCTAGGATAAGGGATACTGATGATTCACCCTCTCCAGAAATAACTGATTCGTTTACAATATCTTCGATTGCAGCATCTACCTCTGGGTGTGTAGCAACTGCACGATATTGTCTGATATTCTGTAAGTTATCTTTTGCATGATCATCACCACCGATATTGACATATGTACCATAATGTGCACCTGCGGCTGTAACGTATCCTGCGCCATCCTGATCAGTAGGTGGAACAATAGATTGCAACTTCTCTTGAGAAGCATCCTTTTTACGTTTTATTTCAAAACCAAATAATGTAATGCCGTTTTGTTCAGCCATATTAAATCCTAGTATTAGAGTAAGAGGGACCACTACAGTCCCTCATAAGTTTTATTTATACTACCTTAAGAAGTAGTTGCCGCTTCCCAATACTGTACTTGGAACTCTACAGAGAAACGCTCAATAGTGCTTTCTGATGCATAGTTCAAGTCAATAGCTGATACTGCAGTTGGAAAACAACCTCTAAAGTTGTAAGTCTTCAATGTAGAACCGTCTTTACCAAGTTGCTCAACGACCAAATCTGCTTCGTAGTCAACAGGATTTGTTAGACCAGTATTAGCACTATGTGCATTCATACCATTCATCCAACGCTCCATTGCGTTACGAACATTGAAGTCTGTGTCGTTGATGATAGTTGGTGTCCATACATCGAATGTACGATCACCCGCCATTTTCAACTGACGACCACGGAAAGGAACAATGATTGTACCCATAGTGGAAGCAGGAAGTTGTGCTGCTTCACACAAGAAAGATGTAAGTTCTACATCTCCATTTGCATAGCCAGGGAAGTTGATAGTGGCTTTAAAGAGATTAGGTCTCGCTCCACCACCACGCAACTTGGCTTTAAAATCGTCTACGCCTAAAACTGCCATCTGTTATCTCCTTACACCGATAGTCCAGCGACTTCTTCGAAGTCAACACCTGATCTAACCGCTACAAAGTTTAGAGTGATGTAGTTGATAGAACGTGCTGGCTTGATAAAGATGTTCGCAATAAACTCGTTTCTATCTATAACCGCTGGCGTATTGTTTGTTTCATCGCATACGACTCTGAAGTCTGTGATACCTCTACGTCCTTTGATTTCTCTTAGGAATGGTTCTACGATGTTTACAAACTCTGCACGAGTAAACTCATCGTTTAGTTCAAACAATGTGTTTCTTGCAGCCAATGCGATTGCTCTTTCTACTACGTTGAATAGACGACGAACATTGATACGATCAAACGCTGATGGTCTGTTCATGTGTGTCTTGTCGCCATATAGTAGAATGCCTTGACCAGGCAAGTTAGCGATTGGGTTAATACCTGCTTTATACAATGTATCACGTTGTGCTTTTGTTGGTGTGTATGCTATTGCTGTTACACCCAAGTATGTGCCTCTACGTGAACCAGCTGGTGAGAACCATGGAGCTGAGTTAGCATCTGATGCTGCCATGATACCTGCTGTCGAACCAGATGCAGGAATAAAGATATACTTATCGTTATACTTGTCGTATACTTTCAACCAGTTATTATCTACGAATAGATATGAACTATATGTGTAATCTGCCACATCTGCTGTAGTTGCAGATACTGGGTCAGAGTTGTTTACTACTGAGTTCTTAGCAGGGGATGAAACAACAACACAATCTTTGCGAGTTGTGCCTGCTGTTGTGACCATATCATCAACGATAGTTTCTTGGTCAGAAGCGGTTGTCATACCAGGTGCAATCATAAAGTCAACTGTAATAGTGTCTTTATCATTGAACTGATCTAGGGCAGTCAAAAGATTTGCCGTTGTTCTAGTACCATCTGCGCCTGAAGCTAGTGAAAGTGATGCGTTTGAATCCAAAGCATCGTTTACACGAATATAGCTAGATTGTCTGTTGATAACATCTTTTTCATAGTTCGTTGAACCATCTGCTAGTGTTGCAGATGATGAACTAGATACAAATGAATATCTCTCAAGTACAGTACCAGCAGTACCTGTGATTACGCCATCTTCGTCAGTGACTAGAATGTGACGTTCACTACCTGTTGGTGCTCCATCAAACTGATTTGTGAATGATGCTGCTGCACTTGCCCATGTTACAGGGCCAGCAACTTCTACTTTAAGTGAGTTACCTAGTGTACCTGCATGTTTTGCAAATACATCTCCTGTCCATGTGCCTGCGTCCCAAGCATCATTGTTCTTGATAAGTGCAGCTGTTCCATCAGAACTTACTGCGTTTAATGCTCCTGAGTCTGCGACCCTAGAGACTTGAATTGCACTTGAGTATCTTAAAAAACTTGCTGCTGTATGAAAGTCTACAGCGTGTGCGTCATTGGGTGCACCGAATGTTGAGGCAAGTGTTGCTTCGTTGTCTACTAATGTAGCCTCTTCCATCGGACCCCAACGGAAACTCCCAGCGAATGCGCCAGTTGTAGACTGGACGTTTGGTACGCCACCTGTTAGGTCTACTTCCTTGACGATAATAGCTGGGGATTCGGAAGGTGCGCCTATTGCCATTTCTTGTTCCTTTTCCAGTAATCGAATTATATGTTTATCATAATACGGTTATATTCAATCACTTGTATTTATAACTTTTTATTTTTAGTATAAGCCGCCCCATTCTTCGACCCACTTTTTGGTATTCCATTCATCTCTCTGTTCTTCTTCTTGTACTTGTTCCATACCGTCATCAATAAATCCGAATGGCAGTACGTCATTTTCAATCTCTTGCATTCTTTGCTTGAACATCATATCTTTTAGATTTACGTCTGTGAGTTCTTGGAAATAGTTACCTGTTGCAAAATATCCAAACATCACTAAGTTCATCATCAAGTCATCATGGTTTCCATCAGATGCTTCATAGGATTGACCTTTGGCAACAAATGTGCTACACTCTAAGATAGTATTCTCATCAACAATGTCTAGCTTTTGTTCTTCTAATATGTCTTTGATCCCTGAGCAACCCAATCGTTTGACTTTACGATTCATTTCAATACCAAGTCTATTTGCCTTTACTGTAGACTCGATAAAGAGGTTTTCGTATTCTAACTCATGGTACAATCCGTTACATACGATACCACCTTGATCGTTTGATTCAACAACAACCCAAGCATCATTGTAAACTTTCGCATATTTATAAATAACGTTTGGGAAGAGTAATGGAGAAATATTATTATTGCGATATACAGCAACCTGTTTAAAAGGCCTTGTGCTAATATCGATCACGTTAAACGTACTGTAGTCCTGTCCTCTTCCCTTCGACACATCCACCGTCATTACATATTGATGATCTATCTCAGGCTCTCCATATATGTAAACGCTATTACCTTCCACAATCTTTTTTGGGGGCATCGCTCTAAAACTCATAAGAGTTTTTGCATTGATTAGAGTATCACCTGTGCCAAAGAATGTGTTACCAAACTCCTGATCAAACTGAAGTTGTGACGTATTGGATATCGTTGTTTTCTTCCATTCGTCATCACGACCAGGCACATCCCACCAATCAACTCTAAAAGATTTGTATTCGTTTACACCTTGGACTGCACCTTCCCAAAGTTTATGAAACTGATTACCAATACCATTCGCAGTTGATGTGATAATAACTTTGGTATCTTTACCAGATGAGATAACAGGGTATGTTGATGTATAGAACTCTGCTGCATTCTCAACAAATGCAAACTCATCGAGATATAGAAGGTTCACAGACATACCACGAATAGATGAACCTGATGTAGCTGCCGATACGATACGACTGTTATTTGAAAAGTCAATAGATTTTTTATTGAGTGACTTACATCCAGGTTGTAAAAAGAAGGGCAAGTTCTCTAGCATAAGAGTTACCCTACCAATCATTTCTTGGGCTGTCGATCCTTTGTTTGCAAGTATGGCAATAGTTTTTTCTGGATTAAATATCGCAAACCAAAGTAGATAGGCGACAGAACTAATAGACTTACCAGACTGACGACAAGCGAGTACAATGCTAAATCTATTGTCCTTGAAGTGATTAAACATTTTCTCCTGATATGGATATAGTTCAAAGCTTACCAAACCTTTGTCAAGATGAATAATCTTACAATAGTTCACTGCAAAGTATGAAGGGGATTTCAAACACTTCGCATACTCAGATATTTCATGTTGTGTAAAGTTGTGAGTAACCCCATCACGTTTAACGTTAGGGTTTCCCATATAGGTGTCATTCATCAGACTTATAATCGCTTATGTCTACTACATTATCTTCTGGTTCACTGTCTTGTGCTAAAAGCATTCTCTGTAAATCGCTTGTCGATCCTACAAAGAGATTGTTATTAGTTGTTTGAGGTATTTCTTTTGGGGCTTCCTCTTTATGATAATCTTTTTTCTTTTTGTGTAAGTCTAAAAGATTACCGTTCACATCTGCTACGTTCTTCATCATACCTGAGAGAACTTCGAATGCACGTGGATGCTCAGTAGCTCTTGCCACTTCCATCATTTCTTCGAGTGCTTCAGAACCTTTTACGAGTAAGTCGTAATATGTTTTTCTTGCGAACTCAAAATCATTGTCTACGTTATCATCATTATCTTTTGTCATTGTTATGCACTATCGAAGGGATATTCTAAATCCAAGGTTTCACTAAATCCAAAATCGCTATCAGCAGATGCATTCGCTGGGTCCGTTGTGACTGTCAATCTACTAATCTGTAGATCAGAGTCTAAAAGCCCTGCATCTTGATTATATATGTTATTAATAGATGTTCTAATAATACCTGTCTCGCTTACAGCACCATAGAAGTTTACTCTCATATCAAACGATAGAGTGTATATAATAGTTCTTCTACTTTCTAGTGCGTTCTCATAATCATCTGAAAAATCTACGCCTGTGAGTGTGATAGGCACATCCTCTTTGACGTTAGGGTAATCTGCAAATGGTTTGATTGTCAAGCTGTATTGCGGATTGAACGTGGGTAATATTTGCTCAACAATCTGTAGGGCATCGTCTTGGTTCTTTGCATATACGCTCAGTTGAAACCCAATAGTATATGGCACAAAGCTATAGAACTTATTTCTTAGATTTGCAGATGAACCTGCTTGTGTAAAGTTGTTAGTCTTTTGCAGTTGTCTTTGAGCATCATATGTTATTGAAATGATTTCAAATGACATACGAGGTAGCTTAATCGCAACCTTTGTATCGGTATCAAGATCAGCGTTCTGTCTGATACGATCAAGAAACTTTCTCTTAGGACCATAGGATAATGGAACTTTTACTTGACTTATGACCTGATCATTGCTATCTTTACGTAACACATAAAGGTTATTGAAAAGCGTGCCAAAGAC